ATACTTAGGATTTTTAGGATTAAAAGACAATGCTTTTTCCCAATGCTCTTTACTTTTTTCTTTATTCCCAGTCCACCAATACGCAACATAGAGAAAAGCGTGTGGAACATCTTCATAATATGGTTGATGATTTGAATAAAAAGGCAACTGACTGATTGACAAAGCTGCCTCGCAATAAACAATCGCCTGTGGATACATTCCCCGATGGAAAAAGTATTCCGCCTCCCGCATCAACGGTTCTCGGCGGGCTTCTTTTTCTACCGACTTCGTATACCACTTAAAAGCTTCATCTTTTAATTCTTCCGCCGAAAGAGTTTGTATATAATCTATATAATTCATATTTTATTTTTAAAAAATGATTTCCAAGAATCTCTACGGGTGTTTGTCTTTGTATGACAACTACGGCAGAGAGTTATTAAATTAAGTGGATTACAATTTTCTTTATTATAATCAATGTGATGAACTACAAAACCATTTTGATTACATATCTGACAGACATAGTGGTCTCTTTCTCTGATAGATTTTTTCAATGTTTCCGTCCAATCTAAAGAATATGGCAAAAAAGATACTCCACCCAACCATCGAGGATTTTTATTTCCACTTAAAGACCGACTCATTTTCTCCTTGTATTCATCTGTATGAGTTTTTCCCTTCCAGTATCGACTGTTACTTTCTTTCATCTTTTTCTTTCTGGACTCTGAAAATTTTATACCAAGAAGTTTACCTTTATTCTGTTTTGCTAAATTATTGCCTTTTTGAAAACCAAAATTTTTGTTTTTATGTAATAATTTAGAAGCCTCTTTAATTTTGGCTTTTGATTCACTAGAATGTTTAAATCCGATATTAGGCATTATTTTCTTTTTGTTTAGATAAGTGTATCAACGCATCTCCTATAAAAAGCATAGACTGGGCCGCTTCCGTTCCCCACCTCCCCATCGAGATGTGATGTTCAAACTCCTTAATGGCTGACTGGTAACGCCCCAGATACATCATCTCACGGGCAAAATAGTGGCTATTTCGGTCGTTGTCAGGATTATTAAAGCAATCTATCGCTAGGCCCTTCAAATACCCGCTACGGTTCGTTTTTTCGTTCTGGTAGTGCTCGAGCTTAATGATATCTTCGCTCAAATAAACCTGTTTGGCACTTCCCTTCAAAACTTCGTGGATGATACCAACCCAGCTTAATTTCTTTCGATTATAAAATTTACAGTGCCGGAACTTAATTACCGGATTTCCCAAATCATCGTGAGAGAATACGAACTCGTATTCCAGTTGTTCCGCACCATCTTCAATCACTTTTTCAACTTTATCCAAATCTAGTTTAGTGTAAATCTCATCACAGTCTGGGGTAGCAATCATATCGTTGGAAGCAAACTCGGCAATGTAATTACGAGCTGAAGCAAAATCAAAAAGACTGTCGCCTTCATTGACGACAGGTGCTTCATCTCCAACCACAAATTTTGCATTGATACTATCGGCTAGTTCTTTGCTGACGGTAATCCGAAACGTATCTCCAGCGGCCACGACTCTACATCCTAATCCTTTTGCTACCTCCACGGTTTCGTCAGTTGACCCTGTATCCAAAACTAAAATCTCACCTCCTCTATCTTGAAACTCCTTTAGTGAAGCAATCATCCTAGGTAGGGTCAAAGCTTCATTTCTAGCAATAAGACAAACTGAAAAATTCATTATCTTTGTATTAAAACTAATAAAAAATGTTGATTATCTTTTACTTGGAAGCCGTTCATTAAACAAGGTTTCTAGTCTGGCTTTCCATTTAATATCTGATTCAACATATTTTTGATTATCCGCAATGTGCGAATCCAGTTTTGTCTCCAAGGTGTGAATGTGATTATCCCGCAAGTTTATAAATAGGTCTTTCATTGTATCTAACCGGTTATTGAAAAGAGCATCGTTCATTTCACTCTTCTCCTGTGGCTTGCGGAAATATAAATAAACCGCAAAGATAATTCCAACCAAAGTGCAAACTTGAATGACGATTGAAATATTGTCTGCGGTTATTATAGAGGTCATGTTTTATATGGTTATTACTGTATATTTTACCTGATTAAAACTATATGGTCTAATAAAAACTGTGGATATCTTCTACTGGATTCCAGCTACCGATTTAACACTCGCAATTGCTATTCCTGCAACAGTTTTTACTGACGCATAAGCAATTCCCATAATTGTCTTTAAGTTGGTGAAAGATGGTTGAACACCTGCACCGGCATTATACAAAGCGGTCACTTCATCTGTTGTTATTGCCCGATTCCAAAGCCCAGCCTCGTCATCCATGCCTCTTAACCATCCAGAATCAATGTTTTCATATTGACCAAAAATCAAGTGAGTTTCTGTCCCGATACTCGCTACACCACTATTCGCTGTCGTGCCAATCAATGTTCCATCAAGGTAAGCTCTGAAACTCGTTGTATCCCAAGTCAAAACCATGTGATGCCAAGTAGTAGTACCAAGAGTGATAGTTGAATAATGATAAGTATTTGCTGAACCGAAACGAGCCATCCAAATACGAGGTGTACCAGAATTATATTCAGTTCCCATTTGATATTCCACACCAGAAGACCCTGTGGATACAGCCATTTTATTCATAAAACCATAATAGGTATTTGTTCCATCAACATTAGCATGAAGTTTTACCCAGAGAGAAATAGTGATTGGAGCGTCAAAGGCAATTCCACTATTGTCGCCAATCAATTTTAATGATTTTGAAGTATTTGTTGCTCCAAAATCGGCATCATTTCCAAACAATCCACCAGCATTAAAAGCCACTGACCCGACATTCGTCAAGGTTTTTCCACCAACAGCATCATTCACATTGTCAAATTTGTAATATGATAACAAACTTGTGAACAAGGTTTTTGCGGCAAGGGGATAGGCTAAGCCAGAATTCGAATTATATAATTCTTGAACTTCGCTACTCGTTAAAACCCTTGACCATATACCTACCTCATCCATAACTCCATCCATAAAACAAACAGTTCCACCAGCCTCAACTCCTAAGAAAAAATCAGAAGTTGAACCGGCTAAAGTAGTACCTCCCGTTCCTGAAGTATTCAACACTCCATCCACATACACTTTTATTGCTCCAGTAGATTTAACATAGGTGTAGACAATATGGTGAAAAACACCAGTAGAAGGAGCGGTTGTGCTCATTTCGACTGAACCTGCTTGAATTGTTGCAGTCCAACTAAATGCTCCAGCATTATTATAAAGAGAAAGTGTATATCCATTACCCCCAGCTCTCTTCCCCATAAGAACCATCTCTCCACCACTAGCAGGCATACTTTCAAATTTTACCCACCCACTAAAAGAAAAGTCTGTGTCCAAATCTAACCCAGATTGAGCGGCATCCGTAATCGTAAAGAATTGACTGGAACCTGCCTCTAAATCAGCTCCATTATTTATTTTGCCACTTACAAATGGTACGGAGTTTGTATTTGTTAAAGTATTTCCACCAACAGAATCAGCCGCATTTCCGGAAGATTCATCGAGTTTCCAATATGAGACTAAGTTTGTTGTTAAGGCCATACTTTTTTATTAGACAATAGTTACTAATACCAATTGAGGATTGAAGAAAATTCTATCTGCGTGAGTAGCAATTCCAAGCACCTGCACGACTCCATCTGTTCCCGTTGGAGCTGTTTGTGACATTGCTCCGGGAGTTTCTCCGGCATAAATCAATCCACCAACTGTCCAAGCCCAAGTATCATCCCTCATAATTCCATTCAGAAGAATCACTCCAGTAGCAGCACTTGAAATCGCTGCGGTTGCCAATCCCATTACTGGCATTGTTCCGATTGCGTCAGCGTCAGATAGCCAGACCGTCCCGTCTGCTTTAAAATAAACAACTTCACTTTGAGCAAGGTTTTCACCTGCGGTCATGACGACAGATGTCCCGGTAAAAGTATGGTCAGAACCCGGAGCTTCAGTGAGAGTAAGTTGTGTGCCCGGGCCGGTATATCCTGTGTAGCCAGTTGCACCAGCGGGGCCAGTGTAGCCAGTATATCCAGTAGGACCTGTGACAGTTGAATTTGCTCCAGAAGGACCGGTATAGCCAGTAGGGCCGGTGTAGCCGGTTGGACCGATAGGACCAGTGTAGCCAGTAGGACCGATAGGACCAGTATAGCCAGTAGGACCAATAGGACCAGTATAGCCGGTTGGGCCGATAGGACCAGTGTAGCCGGTGTAGCCAGTAGGACCAACAGCTCCAATCGTTCCTAAGCCCTTTAGAGCTCCGGTGGAGGTGTATGTACCTTCCAGAGTCCAAGTATCACCGATATCAAGAGTAACGACCGCAATGTCCCTTTGTGTGCCGTTATTATCAAACATAATAGTCGCCACGATTTGAGCATCGGCTTTGTTCGTAATACTCAAAGATTTAACCACCCGGCGAGTAGAAGCACCCGGAGCAGCCACCATCGTGACATCTGAACCAGAGTTAGAAGCACCATCGGTTGAACCTTCCGTAAAGACAGTCCCTGTGTCATCTGCCCAACCCGCAACGAAGTCGGCCTGTGTGGAAGGGACACCACCCAGTTTGAATTTTATTGTTTTTGTAGTTGCATCAAGGACTAAAGTCTTCATAATAATTTATTAAATTAGCTTATAAACCAACTAAAAGCATTGCTTCCACTTCCTGCTCCGGTATATCCGGTTGCTCCTTGCGGTCCGGTGTACCCAGTATATCCGGTTGGACCTTGAGGTGGGATGACGGCAAAAGTTGTATTAACATGGGAGGCGTGGGCTGTCCCCTGATATAGGAAGTGAGGGATTCTCGCAGCCGAACCATCGTTAAATGCCAACACTGTAACAAGAAGACGGTCGGTGTCGAGAAGGGAATATGTTGCATCTGGGACAGCATACTGAAGAATGTTTTCCTGTGGATTGGCTACATCAGTAGAAAGTATCGAAGCTGTAGCCTGTGTCGTAAACAAATCAGTTCTCACTCCTGCGTCTGTTATTTTAGAAACAAGGTATTTGAAGGTACAACGAGGACCACCAGAAATTGTATTGACATAAAACCACGAATGGAATTCCCAGACACCTCCGGGGATGTTTCCCGCCGTGCCCGGAACCATCGAAATTGTCGCATAATTATCAATCGGTACTCCGCTATCAGCCAACACAACAGAACGACTCTCATCAACTTCTGTCCCGGAAACTGGAAGTCTCGTAAGTTTTTCTCTTACACAAGAAATTGTGATTGCTGCTCCTGCCCCTTCAGCGGTTAAAGCACAAATTGTCGCTAGGGTGAGAGTTGTTGCCGTGACATTTACCACTTCAAAGGTGCTATTGTTGCCCGCTTGGGCTGCACCGGTAACAACAATTTTTTGACTCGCTTTAAAACCTAAGGTAATCCAACTAGAACCGCCACCAATCGTAATAGTATCCGGGTTTGAATTCACAAAAGCAATTGTCGTGTCTCCAGAAACAGTGGGGCCGGTGATATCACTGACAACATTGTCATAAAATAGAACCATCCCGGAAACAGCTCCAGATGGTCCGGTATAACCAGTTGGACCAGTGGCTCCGGTAGCCGAGGCAGAACCAGCTGGACCGGTATATCCAGTAGGACCGATAGGACCGGTGTAGCCAGTAGAACCGATAGGACCGGTGTAGCCAGTAGAACCTGTGTATCCAGTAGGACCTGTGACAGTAGAATCAGCACCAGAAGGACCGGTATAGCCAGTCGGGCCGGTGTAGCCGGTAGGGCCGGTGACAGTAGAATCAGCCCCAGTGTAACCAGTATATCCAGTAGGGCCGGTTGGTCCGATAGGACCAGTTGCTCCAGTCGCTGAAGCTACTCCAGCGGGGCCGGTGTAGCCAGTAGGACCGGTGTAGCCAGTAGGACCGGTTTCAGTCGAGGCAGGGCCGGTGTAGCCAGTAGGACCAGTGTAGCCAGTAGGACCGATAGGACCAGTTGGGCCAATCGGAGCATCTGCTCCAGTATCCATCCAAGAATTTGTATCAGGGTCCCAAATCCAAATTGTGTCAGTTGAGGCAAGAATAGCAAAGTAGCCGGCAGCCCCGACCGGATAAGCAGCGATTAAAGCCGCTTCATCGGCAAAATATCCTAAGTTATTTGGGTCTCCGACTCTGTTTGCTAGATATGCCATAGTATTTAAAGAATTTTATTTCTCGTTAAACTTTGTTTTCGAGCTTCGACTAACATCTGCGGTAATTTTTCAATCACCACATTTGTTTCGAAAACATTTTTTGTATTTACATCAATAAGTTCACCTAAAGTTTTCTTTAGGTTTGCCATCAAAGTATCGAACACCACCACATTGTCAGAGCTGACTCTGGTCACATGGTCAACAATTTTATTCAAATCTGAAACTTGACCATCAATTTTTTTGAAGACATCAGTCAAAGAAACAATATCATCTTCAATATTTTTCTTTTGAGAATTCAGAATTCCTACAATTTTACTTAGATTTTCTATGTCGGACTCTACTCCTGCTTTTTCCACCTGAATTCTTGAAAGCTCAATAAGCTGTCGGGTAACTAAATCTTTTTCTTTTTTTTCTAGTTCTTCAATTCGTCCAATAACTTTATTGATACTAGCCGTTATCTCTGTGTTAGAATCAGCCACTTCTCTATTCTTTTGTTCTAATCCCTCTTTTTCATCACGGAGAGCAGAAATTTCCGAGAGTAGGGCATCTCTCTGACCAGCCCAAGTTTTCAGTTGTTCTTTTTGTTCTGGGGTAATTTCTTGCATATTTTTAGTACCTTAACGAATAATGACAGGACCCATTGAAAGTTCCACCAGTGACAGTCAAGATAAAAGCTTCACCGGGACGACATTCAAACCGAGGAGCATTGTCTTCGCCCGGTTCATCTTGTTCGGTGATACCTTGACCGGCATCCAAGGTAAAAGAAGCAAGGGTTCGTGACCCGGCTTTTACAATTAGATTACCAGCACTAGCGAGGTCTCCGATGAGCTCGTGAACATAAATCCACGCTCCATCAACAGCAGCAATTACGGTCGTATCTCCAACCGGGGCTGTGACCGGAATGGAACTTTTTCTTGTGTGTGCATCTTGTAACATATTTTTAAAATTAAGCGAATAAAGAGGTAGTTACCCTACCCATGTGAGAGCCCGGGTCAAGCGGGCACTCACTGGAAAGGCTAGTTTAGACAGTAGCTCCGTCACCGTCAGACCACATCCAACCACGAAGGTCAGAAGCACCCATAACAGCAAGAGAGTTGAAGTTCATAACTAAGTCTTGGTTGCCCAGAGCATCAACAACAGCTGGCTCGGCTCGAGTAGGAAGAGCTTCAATATATTTGAAACCAAAATCTTCGTTCATCATCTTGGAATCAAACATACCCCACATCAACCCGTCCATAGCGAGATTTTCGTATGGAGACAACTCAACAATCTTGAATGTGTCAGTCGCAGGAGCGTTGTTGAACACATTAGTCTGTTGAGGAGCAAGACCCTTATCAATCGTAGCCTTGATAGTCTTGGCGAACTGGGCGGTGGTAGAACCACGGCGACAGACCAAAGTATCTAGGTCAGAAATCAAAGGATTACCACGACCGTCCTTCTTTAGAGAGTGCAAGCGTCTTGCAGCCAATAATGAAGAGTAAGTGAACTGTGGGGAATTCGTTGCCCCATCGACAATAACATTAGACCAAGCAGCACCACCGTCTTCACGAGGGTGAACTTGAGACCAATATTCAACAGCATCCGCACCAATCGTAGAGACTGGAGTGGCAACTCCTACATTGTTAATAGGAGTCCAAGTGAACGAGGTGTTGAAACCTTGAGCCAAGAGAGATTGAGCAAAGTAGTTCTTGGCGTGTTCAATGGCATTTTTCCCATCAAGCACTTTAGACTTAACTGAAGACTTGATTTTAGCAGCTGGACTTTCGAACAAGAAGAAGTTTGTCTGAAAAGTCAAACGAACTTTCTTGGTAAAGTGCATCTGGGTATAGTTCTTCGAATATCCCTGAATAGGGGCATCGGAAGCACCGATTCCGCCATCTGGAATAATTTCACCCATACCCAAACCAGTTGCTCCAACATCGGTATAAATACGCTCGTTGTTATCAACCTTGTACATGAAGTCGAGATATTCCGGTTTAACATCCGGAGATACCTTTGGAGCGACATGCTTGAGGACATTGTTTACGATAACAGCGTAATCATTTATTGTTCCTAACATGATTTTCTATAATTAGCTATTAAACAAATTCAACAAGAATTTTCTTGTCGCCTGTCGCTCCGAATACACCGACCTGCTTAACAACACCAGCTGGGTCCGTAGTCCCTGTGTTGTTAATTGTGTATGCGTTTGCACCAACAATCATCAATTGACCATTATGAGTGGCATCAGAGTTGTTGGTTGAATTTACTAAGAAAACATCACCCTTGAAAATTTCAATTACCGGGACTTGAGTGAGAGCCTCGGCAGCTGCGATAGTTTGATTACAAACACCAACGATAGTCGAAGGAGTTGCACCAGCCGCAGCATCAACAGCCAACCCGGAAGTCTCTACCATCAAGTAATTCTGCGTGGTAACAGTACCAGACGCTTTATTTACTAAACGAATAGAACGAGTTGGATTTTTGATTATAGCCTGAATGAATCCAGTCATTTTTTTAAGTTTGGATTATAGTAGCTACCTAGTTATCAGAGAGAAGTTCTATTGCCTTTGATTCCGGCATCCCACTGGCAACCATTTCATCAATGGACTTACGCACCTCGGGAGAGAAATCGGTTTTTGGAACACTTCCACCGGGGAACTGCATCGCATTAACCTTTTCTTGAACATTAGCACTTTTGAGAACTCTTTCCTGAATGGTCTCTGAAGGCTTAAACATGTTTTCTCGAGCAAGTTCTAGGACCGTCATCAACTCTTTACCACTTTTGTTTTGCCAATTGTAGTTGTCGTCAACGAAATCAAAGAATACTTCTCGAACATCTTCATCTTTAAGTTCAGCATGCCTTTCAACAAAATTTTCCAATGTGCTCTTGACTTCACCGGCTAAGCGTTCCTGTTGGATAACCGCTTGGATATCCTCTTTAGTCGCCCCACCTAGTTCTTTCAAGCGTTCTTTGTCGGCTTTCAAAGCTTCATCTTCAATATCTTCTCCTTCCTTCTTGGTCTCTACTCCGCCATTATTCAGCGGATTGATAATTTTGTCGGTTCCGTTAAGATTTTTTAATTGGCCTTTTGCCTTCTTAATTTCATCCGACAATTGTTGCTTCTGCTCGGGAGTCGTAGCGAGTTTGCGTCTTTTGACTAAATCAAGGAGAGCAATTCGTTTCTCGAAAGATTCATCAGATTCGAATTTTCCTTTATTTGGTACTCGGAACTCATACTCACCGTCTTCCTTTTTTGCTTCTTCAACTGGAGGTTTTGCTGGTTCCCCCTCCTTCGGTGTTTCAGGAGTCTCCTCCTTATTCTCCTCCGGCTTGGCTGGCTCTTCCGATTTATTAGGAGAAGCCAACTCTTTTCCAGCTTTGACCGCAGAGATTGATTCTTCGAGTTCTTTATCGAGCTCGGATTCGTCATCTACTGGTGTCTCTATTTTTTCTTTTTCTGGGTCCATATTTTTCCTACCCGTATCGTGGGTGGTGACGATGGTTTATTATTTATAATTATATAACGGCATATTTTAAACTGCAATGACTATCGGTCGGAAAACTTAACAAACGGCACAATTCTTTTCAATTTTAATTTAAGGGTATCTAAATTAACGGAGCCTTCTGTTAAAAATGAAATAGCGTGCTTCTGGAAATCGCCTTCCGTTGAATTGTTGTGTTCACCAACAGTAGACGAATACTTTATCGGGATAATAACAAGATAAACTTCTTTGTCTCTCGCTTTGTAGAAGAGGATATTATCTTTCGGATTAAAGACCTTGTTGAAAACTTCCAACAAATCTTCACGGTCAACGGCATATCCACAGGATGCTTCAAATGACGATGGAGCTTTACCTCCAAAGAAATAATCAGCTTCAGACACCTCTTCGCCAATGGTATTCTTTAAAACAACCTTCTTGACTGGCTTAGCTGCTGGAAGAGGATTGTTTTCTGGGGCTACTGGTGGAAGTCCGGTAATCGGATTCACTACCGGTGGGGCTGGCGGAGTCTGCTTAGGCTCCTTATTAGTAGTGGTATTCTTGTTGCCTTTTTTAATTGTTTTTTCTTTTGCCATATTTTTCCTACCCGTATCGTGGGTGGTGACGATGGTTATTTAATATCTACTTGTTTAAACGACTTATAAAACTTTTTTACATACTCCTCCATCTTGGGGGTTATTTTTTTCTTAACCTCATCAAGATATTCCTTCGTAATCTCAAACCTTGGAACAGACATATCAATTTTTGCAATCTTGTACCCCTCTTCAATGATAGCGAATTCGAGTGGGTACGGATGCGAATAGTTGATATTTATTTCCTGCCCCGCTTTCATGTCTTTGTCTAACACGCACTTCAGCTGACGACCAACCTCTACCACATTCACCTTTGTCATCTCGACAAAAGTTGGAGATAAAGTATCAGTGTTCACCTGCTCGACCAAGAAACTAATCATCTCATCTGCCGATATTACAAATTCATCGCCAGACTTGCTGATAAATTTCATTAGTTTTTTTGCTTCCGCCTCCGGTGAGTATTTCAGCTGGATTGTATAATCCTTCTGTTTCAGTTCAATTGCGGTCATTCTTTTGGTTCAAATAATCCTCCTTTTCTAATCATCTCAAGGTGGTCGACCATTGTTCGTAACATTGTACCCTGAACCTCAAGAGTAATAGCATTAACGATTGTCTTCCATTCCGTGTCTGCGACAATCGGGACTTTGGCCATGATATCTTTCATCAATTCTATAATAACCGGAGCGTGTTCACTCTGGGCCAATTTTATCTTTTTTTGGTCTAAACTTTGTTCTACTGGAATTTCTTGGTCGTCCATTTTATCTAAATAGCTTTCGCTTATTATCGTAAGTAATACTTTCGTCTGGGTTATGAATATAATAGTAGGCTCCTTGAGTATTGTCTTGATAGTTTCCTGAACGAATTTGTTCGGAAATGGCATCTAAAATCGCATCAACTTCCTGCTTCTTAGCTAAAGCTACTGGGTCAGGTGGGTTATGATACGCCTGATATTGTTTACCACCATACGCCTGATACTGGTTTGGCATTGCCACAATTTCCGCCAAGCTTTTATTCATCCCACGCTCTTTATAAGCTCGAGCTCGGTTAAGAGTTGTATTCAAAATAACATTCGCTTCCAATTCTTTTTTAGCCCTGTTGCGATTACTGATTTCACCATAAATAAGTGGACGCATTGCTTTCAAATCATCATCTGTGATATCCACTCCTCGGTCTTTGAGGTTGTATCTTCCGGGGGCCGCCATTGCGACTGCCGCTGGTTGCTTCATCGCTTCAGCCACATACGGTTTTGGTTGGAACATCCCAGAAAGAGGCCCGGTCATTTTTCCTGCCATTTTGCTAACTGAATTGTAAATATCTTTTATCGCCATTTTTTATCCCGGAAAGAATCCGGTTGAATTAGCTGCTCGTCCGACAGAAGCATCAACCGCCGCTCCCATTGGAGCCTGTGGTCGTGGAACTTCGTTTGGATTTTGAGGTTGGGTTGGACTCATTCCGTCACCGGCCATCTCCTGACCCATTGGCAAAGATTCTCCACCGCCAGCTTCTCCGCCGGCCATGTTTAACATCGCTGCTTCTTTAGCCTTACGCTTGATTTCTTCGTCCTGCATTTGTTTCTGCATTTCAGATGGTTGCTTCCCAAGAATTGCATCGTAATCAGCTTTGGAAATGTAGTCGTAAATATCCTGATTCTGAATATCCAATAATTGTTCCAAAGCCATCAGTTGCGAAGCCGCTGCTTCCGGGTCTTGATTGCGGAGAGAGAATATCAAAGTAATTTGATTGGTGATAACAGGGAAGAGAGCCATGAAGGTCTGCTTCTGAATTTCCAGTGATGGCAAAAGCATCGAATCCGGGTCAATAATGAATTCAATATAGTCAGACATGTGTCCGGTATTCTTCAGCTCTTCGAACAACTTACGAGAAGAAATCTGACGAGTTGGAACATTTTCCATCATCTCCCCTTCCGGAGTAAAGTCAAAATTTAATCGCAGATTAGGAGAGGCGGCAGCAATCAATCCGGTCGCTAACCCTTCATCATTGATAACAGTTTCTGACTCTACGAAATAGTCCGGATTTTGTTTTACGAATTCCGCCAGTTGGTCTTCAGTATCAATCATAAAAATCTTATCCACTGAATAAATCTGAAGCATCCAAGTATTTGCAATGTGAGCATCTCTTTCCAACCCAGTCACCATCGAATTCTTTGGTGGAGTCAAACGATTGTAAGCCGCTTCTTTCAAGATAACGGTTGAGCCCAAGGTCGTTTCGGATTGTGTTCCCGCTACGATATTGTTCACGCCGGTATTCTCTTCGATAGCTTGCTTTTGTTTGTCGGCAAATATAATTCCCTGCTGAACATTCCCGGAGGTTTTCACGACATCAATGTCTGACCCGGGATGTTTTGGATTGACGATATTCGGACCACGCTTGTAAGTGGCTGTCCCATTCTGAACTTGAGCTCCGAACAAGAGAGGGAAAATTTCCGCCTCTACCTGTTGAGCATTTAAGGAATTGATATAGGTATAGATAGCGGTATTTCCTCTCATCATTTCGTACAGTCCTACTCCGTGTGGGTCGTTCATATCACGAACAAAACACCGAGCGGTGACAACTGAACCGTGCGAGCCGTCATTAGGAAGTTCACCATCATAAATGAGCATCTTTCCACAAACAACAACATAGCGATTCAGCAATTCGTTTTCGTAGTAACCAATCGTGACATGAGTCTGAACTTTATCAGGATTTTCGTCTTTCGCTTCTTCCGAAGCCGAACAGTATTGCAGTTTCTTTTTATTCTTTTTCGCCTCGGGATACATCGCATAAAAATCATCCTTTGGAATATCCCGCTCGTAATAAACTTCACCCCAAGACCAGTAGTCTCCGTGGTTGAAGCCAACACCTAACCAAGTCCGGGCACAGTCCAAAGATTCTCGGTAAATATCATCAAACAAAATTTTAACTGTTCCCTTTCGTGGAACCTGCACTCGCCGTGGATAAACTCTCCACGCTGCCCAGCCGTAAGTGAAAAGATTCTGGTAGGTAAGCATCAGAGTATTTGCTCCGTTGCCTCCAGCCATAGACCAACTTCGCTTCCACAATTCGTAGGAAGCTTTGGCGTAAATTTTATCATCAGCAATAACTTTCGCATCCGGCAATTTACCAGCCAAGACGGAAGTAGCAATCATAATTTTTGAAAAAGCCAATGGTTCTTGAGACACCGGGACTCCCGAGCGATTTTGGTCTCGGTCACTAAGTTTCTGGGGATAGACATTGATGTCGTAAGCCCCATTCGCCATCTTATTATAGAAGACCATCGAACCCCAGCCGGACTTCTCGTACAGTTTTTGCCCGTAACTTACTCCAGTATTCATCAAATTTCCGTCAATTTCATTCTTTAGAGTATCGAATTTCTTACGATACTGCGTTTCTTTCATCTGTTTCTTCTTATTGTCGATGAAAGTTATTGACTCGGACTCCGATTTTTTATTTTTTTTATATTTTGAATTTTCTGGGTCCATTTTTTTATTATTAGAGATGTGTTCTAATAAGTATAATGCCTACTGTTTCAGTATGCAAGTGATTTTATGCACTTTTACAAATCTCGGTCGATTTTTTCGAATTTTTTCTCAATTCTTCTCCAATAATCGCTGCCTTTGATGCCATGATGGCATCTTTTTTCCTTTTTTGAGCGTCTGGTGCGATGAGAACGATGAAAAACTACATTTTTACCGCCATTTACCGGATTTTGAAATTCTAAATTATGATGGAGTGATTTGATTCGGGTACATCCCATTGCCTTCGTTGAACATCAAGGACATTGTGCTTACGCCTTCTCCGGGTTTAGTATCATCGACATACTTCCCTTGCTCTTGGAGTACAGCGTATCCAATTGCCGAGGCCATAATCACATCATCGTGCTTTTTATCCATCGCTTCAGGACGGCCTTTTTGGTTTCTGATAAAAGTTAGCATCTCATTTAATAGTACCGCAGGGAATCCGTTCTCTTTCCTAAAGAATACCGCCTTGAGAGCCGCCAACGAGAATGGTCTAGTCGCCGCTGTGGTCTTCCAACCAAAAAACTTCGTCACCTTCTGGGTGATATCATCGAACACCTTCCGATAGTACAGATTGATGTAGCCCAGCTTCTCCAGTGCATCGTTGACCCAGAGCCCGTCCTTGTTCACCTCAATCGCAA